TCTATGACTACATGTACATGGGTACTGAGGTAGGAAGAGACAACCTAGAATATATGGGGTTCAAACATATTGAGACTAGGGAATACATAAAGATACCCAAGTGTGGGATAGCATTTAGAAAGGATATGAAATGATTAGGAAAGATGAAGTAGAAGCCTACAACAAACACTACAAACATTTGAGGGGGGCAAAGATACTAGAGTTTTATATGGAGCAATGTAAGTATAATCCAGAAGAATTTTGGCCTACCTTTAGGATGCAAAAAGGTAATGACGTATTCAAGTTTGTACTCTCGCAAGACCCAGAGGGTAACGGTGGTGGCTTTGCTTTCATAGAGGATTTATAAAATGGGGTACAGAGAGACTGAATTAGTAAAGGCTGTTGATGTTTACTCTGACAGCCTAGATGAAAAGACTTTGAGGGAGTACGTCTACAATGACTTACTGGAAAAGTATGACAAGGTAGACTACGAAACAATAGATGCTTTCATTGCCATGACAAAAGAAATGATAAGCCTCAAAGATATATTGGATGAAGAGTTAAACAAATGATGAGAGTTTATTTTTCTGGTAGGTTCTCAAAAGTAAAAGAGGATTTAATATGTCAGTTAGTAACCTTCTGTCAGGATCAACTGTTTCCAGATGTTAAGGATGTACACTTGAACTTTGAAGGAATACTTCCCAAGTATAACGACTACTGTGGAGACTGTATGTATGAAGAAGACAAAGAGTTTACTATCAGGTTAAACAAGCGATTGACTATTCCGCAGCTTGAAATAACTTTAATTCATGAAATGGTACATGTTGACCAGTACCTAAAAGGAAAGGAGATGGATGACACCTCACCATACTTCGAGAGGTGGCAAGAAAAAGAAGCACACAAAAAAGAATTAGAACTACAAACTATTTTTCATTCGCAATAAAGAAAGGATTGATTGAGAAATGTTAGAAGACAAAACATATAAAGTAAAAGTAGGTGAGTATTGTGATGCGGTTATATACGTTTACGAAAGACATCGTAAATGTTTGAACCCGAAGGATGAACCAGAGAAACACAAGTGGAAGCACTGGAAAGAAGTGGTGACAGTGATACCCGTTACTCATGATGATTATGATGATTATCAAGATAAATCAGGTAACTTTCACAACAATGTAAGGGTAGTGGTTGATGCATTGTCAGAGTTGTACGGTAACAATCCTGACTACGAGATGGGTGTAAGCTACACCATGAACACGCACCAGTACATAAACGTGTAAAGATAGGAGAAACTAAAAATGAAAACAAGAAACTTTTGGACGTTAAGAATTAGTGATTGGTTGCCAGAAACAAAAGAGTACAAGGAAAGATACACCAGATACTTTGGGTCTAGCCTCAAAGCTAGAAGGGCAGCAATCAAACACATAACAATTCTTAAGAACGAGGATAAGATTAACACTGTGGATTACAGTAAATCTCTTTACACAATTTCAGCAGACAGTGGGAGTGTACACTGCATCATTCAAAAGGAGATGATAGAATGAGAGTAACACAAGACAACGCAAAGCAAGTGAGACTAGAAGCATTTGCGGCAGCCGTAGTAGCTACGGACAAATACATTAACGAGGTTCTTAAAGGTGAGGATGCTTTCTCTTGTGGGTTTGCTTGGGTCACGGTTGATCCTAAGTACAAGGGCAACACCAAAGAAGGAAGACAAGAAAGAAAGATCTTTGCCGCCCTGGATTTACAAAAAGATTGGACACAGAAAAGATTTCAGTGGTGGAATCCAAGTAAGTCTTACTTCCAGAACATAGACTGTAAGGAACAGGGTGCTCTCGCTGCAGCCAAAGTTTTAAAATCTTATGGTTTGGATGCTTGGATGGGATCAAGGTTAGACTGATGCCAAAGATATATCAGATCAACATTCATGATAGGAGTGACAACCTCTTTGCTTTTTACTCTACTAAAAACAAGAACGAGGTTGATCGATTGGTCAAGAAATTTTTAAGAGTGAAAGGAGTATCGGTGGAGGTAAAGATAATAGGTGGGTGAAGCCATAGGATTGGTAGCCTGGATTGCTTTTTATATCTGGGCTTACTACCAACTGTATGGGTGAGACAATCTGCCATACTTGAAATAAAATTTGTAACTTATAACTAATACTTAAGGTATTACTTACAGTTAATTATAATTATGTTGTTATTAATATTATTATTAATATAACTTGTAGTATTACCTTAAGTAACAATGGAGGTCATAGTGACAGAAGAAGAATTTAAGGTAGCATTAGCAACCATGAATGAAGAGACTGAGGAAGAAACTATTAAAAGGGTGTTGATAACAAATGTTGAATTGTTTGAAAGGCTATTAGAACTTCACGAGTTCTTAGAAGAAAATGATTTAACACAGTCAGATTTCCAGAAATGGAAGAAAGAAAAGTATGAGAGGAACTACCATTGACTATCTACATACCTGAACCATTAACAATACTATTGATTGTGTTGTCTTTTCTCGCAGGGTTTTTGTACAAAAGATACAGAGACAACGAGGATGTGGCTGATGCTTTTGATGAAGGGTTTGAAAAAGGGGCGGAGGCTGCAATCAACACTGTTAGTAGAGTAACAGGGAGAAATATTGCAGATGAATTATACGGAGAGGTTTTGGACAGACGATCCTCACGATGACGTATCTCATTGGATAGGAAGGATATAGAATGAGACATTTAAACTACGAGAAAGAAAAGATTGTTGCTATACAGCAATACATAATAGACCTACAAAAAGATATAAGTGATCTCGAATGGGATGGAGAAAACAAAAAAGCAGACAACCTCAAGAGAATATTGTCTGATGTTATGGAGCAAAGGAAGAGAGGTGAAGTATGGTATCCCATGTTTTAAATGCAGACGGTACTGTGAGTGAAGATTTCTCAGTATACTTCCAGGAGGAATTGCCACTTAATCACGAACCTAGTTTAGACCACTGGGCAAAGATTATAGCAGAAGGTGAGATGGAGGACGGTGGTACTAACTGGGATTATGAATATGAAAGAGCATGGCACTCTTTGGATGCCGAATATAATTACAGTTATGTATAAAGAAAGGACAATTGATGCTTAAATTATTTTATACTCTACTCGTTATTGAGTATGTTGTTGACAATCAAGATGTATCAACCAGTGTTATTTTCCCAAGCGAACAAGGATGTTATGAGGCTATGGGTGATGGAGTAATGGATGATCTCTATGATGTTATTGCTGACACCTACGGCAAAGAGATTATGATGTACTGTAAGAGAACACCGTTTACTTCTGGTGTACAATCTTACATAAAACCTAAGATAAGACCTTACGAAAAAACAGATTGAGGAAACAATACAATGATGTATATATTAGTATGGATGCAGTTGTTCAGCACACAGACAGTAGAGCACTACCAGTTAGGTAACTACGCCACACTGGAAGAGTGTCAGATTGAACTGAGCAAAGCAGCCAAGATGATAACGCACAAGTCAGAGACAGTAGCTTGCCTAGAAGTAGAGGTACAACAATGACACCAAGAGAAATAATGGAGGATATGTAGTGCAACCAAAGGGAGTACCTTGTCATATCCGTATCAAACATGCACCAACAATAAAAAAACCAGGGAGATCATGTAGATTATACGGAAAAACCTTTGACAGTATAGCTGAAGCTGCTAGATGTTTTGGTATAAGTTATAGTTGGGCAGTGGAGCAAGTTAATAACGGATGGAATATGGAAGACTTCCCAAAGAAATCCAGAAGAAAACTTTTAGAAAGGGTTAACAATGAAAGCAGTAGTAAAGAATAACGGAGAGATATCACATCAGCCGTGTCCTTATGAGGATTGTGCAAGCAGTGACGCATTCAGTTACAACATCAACCAGAAGGTTGGTCACTGTCATTCATGCGGTAGAGGTTACCCTGGATCACACAAAAAATTTGATTGGGCTGAAGCAACCTACCCACCCCCACCACCAAAGGTAGACCTACATAAGACCAAGGTTATCAGCGGTAGGTTTGATGGCATACGAGGACTAAAAGAAAAGACTGCTAAACTATTTAATATCCAAGTACAGTACGGAGAGAATAACACTCCAGTAAGATACGCATTTCAGTATCCTAATGGTGCTGTTAAGTATCGTGGCTACCACGAGAAACGTTTCTTCTGGAAGGGTAAAGGTCAGAACTCTTTATTTGGTCCTGAGTTTAACGCAGGATCTTCTAAAAGAATTTATCTTACTGAAGGTGAGTTTGATGCCGCCAGTTTGTACGAGGTTATGGACGGTGCTTACCCAGTTAAGTCTTTGCCAAGCGGATCGATGTCCGAAACTTTCATAAAAGAAAATCATAAGTACTTGGACTCGTTTGAAACAGTAGTCTACGCAGGGGAATTGTCTGACGCTACAGGTAAAGCAGCAGCACAAAAACTTTATAACCTGATGCCAGAAAAGTTTTACTACGTTCCTATGTCCAAGTGGAAGGATGCCAACGAGTTCTTAATGGAAGGTGATGCTGAAGCTTTGAAGTGGGCAGCATTTAAACCTCAGAGATATTCACCTGATAACTTTTTTGTTGGTGATCTAGCAATCAAAGAAGCAATAGAAACAGAGAACCCTTATGAGTATGTACCCACTGGTCACACTGGCTTAGATGATAAGATGCGTGGTCTTGTTAAGGGTGGACTAACCTTTATCAAAGCACTGAGGGGTCAAGGTAAGACTGAGTTAGTCAGATACTTTGAAGTAGGATTGTTGCGCCAAGGAACTAAGGTAGCAATGCTACACATGGAAGAGATGAAGGGTACAACTTATAGAGGTATGGCAACCTACGAACTAGGTAAGAATGTCCGAACTAAAGAAGACACAGAAGCAAACGGATTTACAGAAGAAGAAGTTACTGCAGCCGCAATCAGGATGGGAGGAGACAACAAGTCTGTTGTGTTCTATATGGAAGGGCATGACGATCCTATGATGGTTCTTGATTATGTAAGAACGTCAGCCACAGTATATGGTGCTGAGTACATCTTTATAGATCACGTTCAACGTCTAGCTTACCTGTCAAACTCTGGTGTGGATGCCGCCACTAGTACACTGACTACCATTGGTGCTAGGATGGCGCAGCTTGCAAAAGAATTAAACATTGGTGTCGTATTTATCTCTCAGGTTAACGATGATGGACGAACTAAGTACGCATCCTCACTGGAAGAGGAAGCTATTATTTGTATTAAACTCAGTCGTAACGTTGAGTCAGAAGACGAAACTGAACGCAATACCACCCAGTTTATTATTGACAAGAACAGACCCTTTGCAAAGTTAGGTAACTCAGGTTCAGTGTATTATGATCCAGAGACTACAATACTTGAAGAGGTAGTATTCAACGTATGAGAATAGTTGTCAGTGATATAGAGACTAACGGTCTTGAGGATAGCGACAAGCTATGGATTTGTGGTGGTAAAGATTTAAGTACTGGTAGAATACAAAGGTTTGATAACTGCCATGAAGATCCAGTTGCTAAGGCTGAAGCTATTAAGTGGTATGAATCAGCAGACCTGATTGTTGGTCACAACTTTGTACAGTTTGATGCACCGATGCTAAACAAACTTTTAAAACCAGGTATCATAGATCCAAGAAAGATTGTTGATACTGTTATTATAAGTAGGTTAGTTGATTACAACATAGCTATCCCAAAGGGTGCTCAGTATCCTCACAGTCTTAAGGCTTGGGGTATAAGATTAGATAAACATAAAGGAGATTTTAATGATTTTTCTAGATACAGTGTTGAGATGGTTGACTACTGGTATCAAGACATCGAGGTTACAAGTTCTTTGTATGAGCATTTCCATGATATTATTTGGGATGCTGATTGGACTAAATCATTAAGAACAGAACACGATGTACAGATAGAACTGGTACGGACTCAGTACTACGGTTTTTGTTTTGACAAACCAAAGGCAGAGTTTCTTCTTAATTCAGTGCAAACAAAAATGAAAACTTTAGAAGAACAATTTCAAGTAGACTTCCCACCTAAACTTACGGAAGTAAACAGAATAAAGTACCGACTAAAGAAAGACGGAACTGAAATGTCTACTGTCACAAAAGCAAAACAAAAGTATGGTATGACACACATAGAAGGGGAAGATCTAATCTGTTCTGACTGGATTAGCTTCAACCCTGGATCAGTAAAAGATCGTATTGATGCACTGTGGGAAGCCAAGTGGAAACCAGTAGACAAAACAAAGACTGCTATAGAGTTCTCAAGAACTAAAGTTGGTGACCCTTGGAAGAAGTCAATTCCTTCTATGGATCAAGAATTTTACGACAAAAAGAAAGCTCACTTGGATGTTTACGGATACACAGTTTCAGAGGCAAATCTTAGCACACTTCCTGACACAGCACCTACAGGAGCAAAAGCTCTAGCCCAGTGGTTGACACTTGAAGGTAGGCGTTCCTCACTGGTGGAGTGGCTAGGACAGTGTGGTGAAGATTTAAGGATACACGGTAGCATCAACAACATTGGAGCATGGACAGGACGATGTTCTCACAAAGATCCTAACACTGCTAACATATCCTCTCCGTTTCATGGTGAGGCAAAGACTGCGGTAGAACAGGTAAAGAAACAATTTGATCTGCACTTACGTGCTTGTTGGACTGTACCATCAGGCTCTTGGTTAGTTGGTACGGATGCTGACGGTATTCAGCTACGAGTGTTAGCAGATTATCTTTGGAGACACTTTGATGCTGACCAGTATGCTCAAGCTATCATGACAGGAAAGAAAGAAAACGAAACAGATATTCATAACGTAAACAAGAAAGCTTTGAACGTTCCTAATGGTACAAGGGATATGGCAAAGACTTTTATTTATGCTTGGTTACTTGGAGCAGGGGTAGCAAAGACAGGACAGATACTTAACGTAGGTATGATGGCGGCAACCAAAGCACGTACTCGTTTTGAAATGAGTATTGATGGTTTGTACAATCTTAAGAACCAACTTGTACCTTACGTAGCAGATCAGGGATACTTTACTGGGTATGATGGACGTAAAGTTCCAGTACCTAACGCACACAAAACCTTGGCAGGTATGCTACAAAATGGTGAAGCTTGTTTGATGAAGCACAGTCTCGTGAAGTGGCACGACAAAGCCAGGCAAGAAGGTATCAATTTTAAAATGGTTGGTTTTATTCATGACGAATATCAAGTGGAGGTAACAGGAACAGAGGAAGAAGCTAGAAGGTTGGGTCAGATACAAGCTGACTGCATGTTAGAAACTGGGGAAGATTTAGGTTTTAAAATACCTACGCCAGGATCATATGACATAGGAAAAAATTGGGCTGAAACCCATTGACAACCTACTATCACAACACTATATATTACAGTATTAATCTTTTAAAAGGAGGGCAATATGCCATCAACACAAATGGATATTAAGGGAACAATCGAGTGGGCAAAAGTATTTGAGTCCAACCGTGACCAAAATGAATGGAACATAGAAACAAATGGTGAGTACAAAGTTACTGTAATCACTGACAAGAAAACTGCTAAGGCTCTTGTTGATGCAGGATGCAAGAAAAAGATTGAGGAAGTAGAAGGTGGTCACAAGATTACTGTGTCACGTCCTCACACTGGCGCACAGGATTGGATGGGTGGATCACCTATCGTAGCCGATGTTACTGGTAAGTCTTGGGATCTTCAAGAAAAAGGTCTTATTGGTAATGGTAGTAAGGGAATAGTTAAGGTTGAGGTGTACCCTACAAAGATGGGAACTGGTACACGATTGGTTGGACTTCAAGTCCTAGATCATGTGGTCTATGAATCAGAAGGTGGTAACTCCCAACCACGTCAAATGTTTCAGGATCATTCAAAGAGTTCTGGAGGTTCTAAGTCTTCCTCCCAACAAGAACCACAGGACTCAATACCCTTCTAGGTTTTTCAATAATCCTTTCTCCCTAGAAGAATTAGCCCCCACCCCTGTTTGTATTAGGTGGGGGCTTCTACAAATAAAAAGGTAAGACCATGAAAACTATAGACACACTCGTAAAAGACATGGAGGAAACCATCCAGGGATTAAACGGATGGGATCATATAATAAGTCTTAAGATGGGTGATAGAATAGCTAAAGCAGCTACTTTAAGATTCAGAGCACCACAAAAACCAAGAAGATATTTGTCGTTCTCTTCTATTGGTAGTCCTTGCAAAAGAAAACTTTGGTATAAGATAAACGAACCTGCAGCGAGTAAACCTGCTTCTCCATCAGATTTACTTAAGTTCTTCTATGGCGATATGATTGAGGAATTAGTACTCTCTATCGTTGAAGCGTCTGGTCACCGTGTTGAAGGACAACAGGATCGTTTAATCATCAATGACTTAGCAGGTCACAGGGATGCGGTTATTGATGGTATGACAGTGGATGTTAAGTCTGCCTCCCCTTACTCGTTCAAGAAGTTTGCTGAGGGTAGCTTAAGGGATCAAGATCCTTTTGGTTACATTAGTCAGCTTAGTTCTTACGTGTATGCTGCTAAGACTGATCCACTGGTAACAAACAAAACACACGGAGCTTTTCTTGTTGTTGATAAAGTAGGGGGCGGCATATGCTTAGATGTGTATGACTTCTCTGAAGAGATAGAACAAAAAGAAAAAGAAATAGAGCAAGCAAAGACAATGGTATCAGGTATTATTCCTGATAAAGGATACGAACCAGTTCCTCAATCAGCAACAAGCCCCAACAAAAAGCTTCATCCTTCTTGTGGGTGGTGTGAGTTTAATAAGAAGTGTTGGCCTGAGACAAGAAGGTTTGTTTATAAGACAGGTGATGTCTTGTTGGTTGACGTTGTTAAACCACCTAATGTTCCAGAAGATTTTACTTATCATGACCAAGAATAAGTACAGAGCATCAGCAATAAAAGCAGGGTATCGCTCAGGTTTTGAGGATGATGTTGCCAGAGAACTACGCTCAAAAGATGTAGGGTTTGAATACGAAAAAAATAAGATCAAGTGGGTTGACATAAAGATCAGAACGTATACACCTGACTTCGTTTTAGCTAACGGTATTATCATTGAAACAAAAGGACGCTTTGTTGCTAATGATAGACGTAAGCACAAAGAAATAGCAAAACAATTTCCTGAACTAGACATTCGTTTTGTTTTCCAGAACAGCAGAGCCAAACTTTACAAAGGTGCTAAGTCTTCCTACGGAGATTGGTGCAAGAAGTACGGCTTTCGATACGCAGAAAAATCTATTCCTGATGAATGGACAAAAGAATAGATTGACGTAAAAAATTTAGTCTATATAACTTGGAGGTTCTCGTGTTGTTTGAATTGACAATGCTATTAGATGTTGATCCTGAAGCAAACTTTATTGCTTCGGATAGTGTAACAAAGAGTCTTGAAGAAAGGATTCAGGACATCATATATGATTTAGACGATGTTAAAATAATTGAGATAGATGCAAAGGAAAAGTAATGTTAACACGACAAGACCTAGAAGACATGGGATATTTTGAAGCCTTTGAAACTAGTACACCCATTGACTTAAATGATTATGCTGAGTGGGTAGAAAATAAAATGATTACCTCTGGTGACAAAAGATTCTTAGAAAACACTATGGGTTTGATAGGGGAGACAGGAGAGTTCTTTGAGAAGCTAAAGAAACATAAGAGAGATGACACACCCCTAGACAAAAAGGGTGTCACACTGGAAGCAGGGGATATGTTCTTTTATTTTATAGCTATACTAAATCTTTTAGATATAAAGCTTGATGATGTTGTAAAAGAAAACATGAAGAAGCTAGACAGCAGAGAGAAACGTGGAACAATAAAAGGATCGGGAGATTACAGATGAATATACCAAACGTAGAACAGGATTATGGACCAACCCTAGAAGTTTCAAAGTGGGTTCACGAGGAGAAATACAGAGGACAAGGAGAAACATTTAAAGATGCTATGACTCGTGTGGCAGAGGCTCTCAAAGATAGTGAAAGTCACTTCAACAACTTTAGAACAATATTGTATAACCAACGTTTCCTTCCTGCAGGACGTGTACAGTCAGCTATGGGAGCACCAAGACGTGTGACACCTTACAACTGTTTTGTGTCTACAACTATTGAAGATAGTATGGACGGGATCATGGACGCTGCAAGACGTGCAGCAGAAACAATGAGATTAGGTGGTGGTATCGGATACGACTTCTCTACTCTACGTCCTCGTGGTGCAATGATTAAATCCTTGGAGTCAAAATCTTCTGGTCCTTTATCTTTCATGGGTATCTTTGATGCAGTCTGTAAGACAATAGCTTCTGCAGGTCACAGACGTGGAGCACAGATGGGTGTCCTACGTGTTGATCACCCTGACATTGAAGAGTTTGTTACAGCAAAGAACAACATGACTGAACTAACAGACTTTAATATTAGTGTTGGTGTTACTGACAAGTTTATGACAGCAGTAAAAGAAGGTACTGACTTTGATCTAGTGTTCAACGGAGAGGTGCGTAAGACAGTCGATGCTCGTGCTCTTTGGGATAAGATCATGCGAAGTACATGGGATTGGGCAGAACCTGGTATTCTTTTTATTGATCGTATTAACAAAAAAAATAATCTACATTACTGTGAAACAATAGCAGCAACAAACCCTTGTGGTGAGCAGCCTCTACCTCCTAATGGTGCGTGTCTTCTTGGCTCATTTAACTTGGTTAAGTACGTTGTAGATCACGATGGTAATTACGTGTTCAACATGAACCAACTTCGCAATGACATACCTCATGTTGTCAGAGCAATGGACAACGTTGTAGACAGGGCAACCTACCCCTTAAAAGAACAAGAGCTAGAAGCTAAAAGTAAAAGGCGTATGGGCTTAGGTGTCACCGGTGTAGCCAACGCTATAGAAGCACTAGGATTTGAGTATGGTAGTGATCGTTTCTTACAAACCTTAGAGGAAATAATGGGTGCTATAAGAGATGTAGCTTACACAACTTCTGTTGAACTCGCTATTGAAAAGGGTGCTTTTCCTTTGTTTACTCAAGCCTACCTTGACTCTGATTTTGCAAAGACATTACCAGATAACATAAGAGATTTAATAAGTGACTTTGGTATTCGTAACAGTCACCTGTTATCTGTAGCACCAACAGGAACAATAAGCCTGTCAGCAGACAACGTTTCATCTGGTATTGAACCACCTTACAATCTTTTCTACGACAGAAAGATTCAAGAGTTTGACAGTGAAAGAACTGAGAGAGTAGAAGACTACGGTTACCGTGTCTTTAAAGTAGCAGGTAAAACAGCTAACGAACTGTCAGTGTTTGACCACGTTAAAGTTCTTAATGTTGCTTCAAAGTTTGTTGACTCTGCTTGTAGTAAGACTTGCAATGTTGGGGATGATGTATCCTGGGAAGACTTTAAAAAGATTTACATGGATGCTTATGATGGCGGTGCTTCTGGATGCACAACTTTCAGAGCGTCAGGAAAACGTATGGGAATACTTAGCTCCTCTTCATCTGAAGAAATAGTAGATGAAGATGTCATTGAGGAGACACAAGACTTTGTAGATGAAGGTGGTGCTTGCTACTTTGATCCTGCAACAGGTCTTCGTAAGTGTGAATGAGTATTCCTCATGTAAGAAGAGAGATTGCTCCTAGATTTGGGAGCACTCCCTCACCCTGTGAAAAAGTTTGTGAGATAGGTGATGATGGTTTATGTCTAGCTTGTAAAAGAACTATTGACGAAATAAGGAATTGGCCTATAATGTCTGACTATGAGCAACAACTTCTACTATGCGAGCTAAAACGGAGGCAGTATGTACAGAAGAAAATTTAGAGCAGATGTTTATAACGAGGTCAACGAACCTTCAAAGCAAGCCCTTATAAAATATTTAAAATCAGAAGGGCATGAGATATTATCAACAGAAGAAGATTATAATGCTGATGTTGTTTCAATGAAAAATGGTAATACTTACTATCATGAGGTGGAACGTAAAGCACAGTGGGGTGAAGACTACTTAGGTAATCGAGGTTTTACTTTGTTACCAGATAGTCGGTGGCCTTCTGAATGGGAAGAAGTTAGAATCCCAGGAAGAAAACAAAGATTAATTAAAAAGTATCAGGACGAGATAGACAACTTGTTTTTCTACGTTCTTAACTGCGAGTATACTAAAGCTTGGAAAGTAAAAGGAGTTCAGATGACTGATGATGTTATTAAGAAACCTTCCTTTGCAAGAGTTGACAGGCGAGAAACATTCTATCACATACCTTACACTGAGGCTGAACTAATTATTATAGACAAGGAGTAATTATGCACTGCGAAAAGTGTGGTAATCTTTTAGATGATGATAATAAATGTGGAGAGTGTTTGAGTATTGATCCA